GATCTTCATATGATCCAGTTCAATATAACGATATCGCTAACCCAGACCTACTAGAAGATTGGCCGACCAGCTAGGTCCACCGACAATACCTTCTATATACCTACCTAATCAGATACTTCCGAATCCGCCTTTACTACCACGTCCAGTTTTGGATCAACCAAAGGCGGATTTACCTTCTTACAAACCAATGTTAGTTCCGTCAAAAGAGTTGATGACGTTAGAAGGTACTAAATCTGAAGAAGAAGAAAAGAATGAAGGTAAGCCAGTCTCAAAAGATTTAAAGAAAGTGACTATCCCTTGGACTGATTATGAAATGACAGTTCCAAGAGAAGAGATATTAGGAGCTGCCTCTATTAGTGCAGTTGTTTCTGTAGCTACCACCTTGGTTGCAACTTCCGTGTTGAAATACGCTACAAAAATAGTCAAACCTGTAGTACAACAAATTCTCTCAAGAATATATAAGAAATTCACCAATGGAAGAAAAACCCAAGAACCTTCTAAATAAATTGAAGGATGGAATAGAAGACAAAGAAGAACAGATACAAGTACTAGGAACCTTTGTAAGACTTGGAGTTGTCGTATGGGCTGGATTCATAATCACGCTTAATTACGTGGAACTACCAATGGTAAAGAAGGGTCAATCTGGAGATATCACGTTCGTTGCCAGCGTGTTTACTGGTGCACTAGCCAGTTTTGGCTTGACTACTTCTAACAGTAAAAACGGTAAGCAACCCGTCAACTGCCCAATGGCACATCAAATTCAAACCAAAAAGAAAGAAGAATGAAAACCTTATGGCTATCACTCTTTTTACTGCTTTCACCCTCGGTAGCAAGAGCAAATCAAATCACGCCCGCCTTCACCCAGGGGTCGATGAACGCAACTACAACTACAACTCAAACCGTTACAGAAACGATCAATCAGAAAGTATATGGAGGAGAGTTAAACAGTTGGTCTGGAACCAATGTCACTCCTTCTTCAGATATAACCGATTCAAATACAACCTGGACAGTAACTACAGCTGGAGAAGACTTTCAGTTGGAGACAGTTACCAGGCCACCAGATGCAACAACAGGTTTAGTTCTATTAGAAACAATCGATATAGATCGAGACATAACTACAAACGCTACAACTACTTCCTTATCAGTCTTCTCACAATAGGCTCACCAGCCTTAGCGAGTGGCGATGAGATCAATAATACAGCAGCTCCATCTAGTACAGCCACAGGAAATGTGACCAATCAAGCTGTGCAATTCCAAAACAATGGAGCACCAAGTAGACAAAACATGGGACCGTCTATTGCTTGCAATGGACCAACCATGACTTTCTCTCCCTTCTGGCTTGCTAGCGAAAATAAACCATACGATCCTGAGAGTTATTCCAGAGGTTGGAACTATGGAGGTCAATTGAACTTCATGTTCCCTTTGGATGGCTCAATAACGGAAAGATGTAAGTCAATAGCAAAAAGAAGAGAAGAGAAAATGCGAGTTGACTATGAGCTGGTACGTGCTCTCAAATGTGCCGAACTAATGCAGAAGGGTTTCACCCTGCGACCTGGTAGCCGTGTTGAACAGTTATGTAACGACGTGGTTCCAATCGTCAGCATTATCAAAATTGACACACCCGAACAATGAAAAAATCTTTAATTATAACTGCAGCGCTCATAGTATTAGGCGGTTTTGCAGTTAAAGAAGTGATAAATATCTTCAATGCATCCCCTGTAGGACAGCTGAAACAGTTGAACGACCAGAAAGAAGCTGTTGAGAAGATCTTAGAGAAAGGACCACTAGAAATTACACCCGAACAATCACCCCTAAAACTCAAATGATGACAATGCTATTTATTAAGCCAATCCTATTTAAATTCCTTAGCTCCGCCTCTGTAAAAAACCTAGTTGTGGAACTATTGGAAGCTTATGCAAAATCAACAGATAACACTATCGACGATGCTGCAGTAGCTCTAGTCAAGAAAAATTTATTCCCTGGGGAAAAAGCGTAGATGAATAAAGCCACTGAAGAACAATTTAACGAATTACATAGCCTTGTCACAGAAGAATTCCTCAAACGTGTTCGCAGTGGTGAAGCTACTACCCAAGATTTAAAAGCAGCCTGTGACTGGCTCAAAACTAATGACGTAAGCGGGGTTGCTCTAGAAGGTAGTCCTTTAGACAAACTCGCTTCACTTATGCCAAAGGTAGACCCTGAGATGGTTCAAAGAAGACTCTATGGCCCAAAAATCACGAGGTAAGAAGAAGGGAAAATCAACCCGCTATTACCGTAAAAATAGACGATCTCTGATGGTGAAACGTCGCTATCAGAAAAAGTACAACAAAAAGAAAAAAGAGGTCAAACGCAGAGTAGAGCTTAACCGTATCAATCGAAAGAATCATCGAAAGGGTAGATCCCGTGTTGGTGATGGTAAAGACGTTTCTCATACAAAGAGAGGAAGAACAACCCTTGAGATTGCACGGAAAAACAGAGCACGTAATCGTTCACGTAAATGACCTTATACCCAAGTCCTGATCACTATCTACAAAACCTAATAACCATGCAAAGTCCTGAAGCCAAAAGGCTGTGGCGTTATGCCATTAAGGAACACTTTAATCACACATGCGTTTATTGCGGAGAACATCATGAACCAAACAAACTTACCCTCGATCATGTCAAACCTAAATGTATTGGCGGAGAAGATCTCACTTCGAATCTTGTCCCCGCCTGTAGACGATGTAACCAGGACAAAGGTAGCGAACATTGGCTCTCTTGGATGAGAGCTACTTATGGATTAAATCCACACAGAGAAGAGTTGATTCTTTCTCACATTAATTAAACACCCGACATACATATATCCAGCCGTCCGCAAGGGCGGCTTTTTTTATGGCTAGTAAATATCAAGCAATTGTTGATCTATACAATAAGAAGAAGAAAACTAATCCAAATGTAACTTGGACTGAAGCTGCAAACGACGCTGGGTTTGAAGGTACATGGACTGGTAATGGTAGAGGTGGTGTAAAACCTAAAAATGTAAAGGCTAGACGTCAACAGAACTTAAAAAGAAGTTCTAAAACCCAATACAGTACTGATGAAGCTGCTGAAGCAGGAAAAGAGTACGAAAGGAATCTTAAAATCCTAAGAGATGAAGCTTCTTTCTTTGATCCAGATAACCCAGTTATTGATGAACACGATAGAGCTATAGATAGCTTTGATAGAGAATCAGGAGCTTCCAACGATCCAGATAATAGAATTCCAAGTACTAAAAAACAAGGTGAACTTAAAACTCGAATAGAAGGTTGGATTAAACGTACTAAACAGAATTTAATCGTTAGAACTCATAGGGAAACTGGTAATCCAGTTGTTATCAATAGAGCCACTGAAAATGATTTAGAAGCACCTGATACTCAAGGTAGAGAGATTAAGTCAGTAGAAGAGTATGACAACTTAAAAAATGGTTATTATAAAGAAGACTATGAATACTCTGACAAAGAAATAGTCTTTGATGAAAAGAAGAACGGTGATAATGATAAGAACGGGAAAAACGGTCCAAAGCATCCTCCTAAAAACGGTGGAAAAGGTAACGGACCTAACACACCTCCTACTCAAAACGGTGGGAAAGGTAACGGTACTTTTGAAAAAGGTAAAAAGATTGCAAGAAACGTAGCTTTAGCTAACCGAGCAAACTTACCTATGTTTGCAAGTATTCCTTTAAGTCTTGCTAATAACTATCTTAAACTCCGTGAATGGTCTGAAAATCCTACTCGTAAAAACGCAATACTTCTAGGTTTAGCAACTGCTGAAAGTATAGGTGATGTGGGAGGTACTGTATTTCCAATATTAGAAGCTGCATCTCAAATAGCAAGCCGATCTCAATCAGCTATAGAAATGAAAGATGCTTTAACAAACCTACAACAAATAGGCGCTAAATCTGCATTACTAAACTCAAACCGTCAATCACTCGTTGGTGGGATGAAACAAATACCAATACCTACTTTCTAATGGCAACTAAAAAATCAAACAAAGACAAACTAAAGATCAAACTTCTTCAACAACAAGATCACTACAACAAAAAGAAAAATATAAAAACAGCTAAGAAGAAAACTAAGAAAAAGGTGGCTTATGGCTGATAAGAAACCTAAGAATAAAATAGTCAGAACAAATCGAGATTCCTTACGTTTGAGTATGGAGGATAAAATCCGTATTCTTAAACAGAAAGCTCTACATAAATTAAAACAAATCGAGAAGAATGAAAAGAAGATAAAGCGTATTAATAACAAGATGGTTATTGCGAACCGTCAAAGCTATCTATACAAAACTCTTCAAGGTGGTGCTAATGAATTCCCTGGTCAAACACTAGCCACAATGAAAGACACTGCAGCGGCAAGAAAGTACAT